GGGTTAGCCCACTGGCCAGCCCACTGGCGAAAGTAGCCGGAGCTGTGCTGGCCAAACTGCGGGCCACGGCCTGAGCTTCTCGGCCGACGGCCTTGGCTGCACCCAGGACTTCGTCTACCTGTTGTGGTTGTGTGATTTCAAATATCTGCATTGGTGCGCCTCATGCTGCGAGTGAACTTGCCTGCGTCTTTGCAACGGATAGCATTGAGCAGTTTGCGGGTGAGATTTTCTGCCTGTTCGGCAGGAAATTCGGCTTCGATCTGCTCGATCAGCCTGATCGCCGAAGTGATCACATTGCTGGCCCGCGATTCTACGATGAAATTGCGGTCCCGCTCGATGTAGAGACTATCCAGTTCTTCCAGGATGCTTTTGGTCTTTTTTTGCATCAATATCAACCTTTGTATTATTTAGCGCTCCGGTTCAGCAAATAAATATCCTACACACTAGGATAACTTATGGCCAGCCAAATCAACCCCAATAATATTGATGGAAATTACCCAGTAGCCGGGCAGCCCAACAACACCCAAGGCTTCCGCGACAATTTCACCAATACCAAGTCCAACTTCCAGTTCGCCAGCAACGAGATCACTGAACTGCAAAGCAAGGCCGTGCTCAAAGAAGCGCTGTCGGGCTCAGTGCTGGACAACAACATGAATGATGCTTTGATCACAGCGGCCAAAATACAGGACTTTTCTGCTACTTTAGTAGAACTGGCCACCACTTCGGGCACTGTGCCCATAGACTACTCGGCCGGACACTATCAGCGTGTGGCCATGTCCGGCAACATCAGCCTCAGCTTCAGCAACTGGCCCGTGGTCAACAGCGAAGGTTGGTTGAGATTACAGGTAATCGTAGATGCAGCAGGCCGCACCATGACCCTGCCTTCGTCTGTGAGCTTGGGCACCACGGGTGTACAGGGGTATGCCGCCAATGTGATCACATTCGCTGCTGCCGGAACATTTGAATTTGAATTCACCAGCAACACCGGTGGACAAACCATCACCATCTATGACCTCAATCGTCCACTCAATGTGTTCACTAATGGCCTGACCAGCACATCAGCCACCGCGGGCATTGGCTATGCTACCGGAGCAGGCGGTACCCAGACACAGGCCACCAACAAGACCACCGGAGTCACACTCAACACCGTGACCGGGCAGATCACCTTGGCCGCCGGCGCCCTGGCCGCGGCCACCAGCAACACCTTTGTGCTCACCAACAGCGCCGTGGGCAATGCCGATGTGATGATCATCAATCATGTGTCCGGCGGTACCATCGGTGCCTACACCTTTAATGCTGCCTGCAATGCTGGCACAGCCAACATCACCATAAGGAACGCCACTGCCGGCAGCCTCAACGAGCAACCAGTGATTAGATTTGCAGTGATACGAGGCGCTACTGGTTGATCCAATAGGGTTCGATGATCTGCCACAATTCTGGCAGAGTGGTTCGGATATCCTGCTTCCTTAATGCATCCAGCTGAGCAGTTGATTCGCAGAATCGCTGCCACAACCTAGGCTGGTCTTCTAACGGCATGTCCATGAAGTCCATGATGCTGTCAATCTGCCAGTTGGGTCGTTGCTGCTGCAGTCGTTGCCGCACCTGTGCTTTGACTTCCGTTGGCAAAGATCTCACATTGAGATGCTGGGGATGATGCACCATGTTGTAGAACACCGCCATGCGTCGATCACAGAAATAGTGTTGGATATCAATCACGTCCAAGACATTGAGGCTGGTCACTGTGACACACACATGTAGATCGATGTTGCTGTGGTCGCGAGCCAGCTGCTGATAGCGATCTAGGTTGGCTTCTATCACAGGCCAAGTCTCACCGTAACGGATATAGCCAAATCGATCACCGATGCCGTCGATGCTGATGTCGATGTTTACACGTTGGAACTGCGTGAGCATGCGGATGTAGTCGTCGTTCCAGATGGTGCCATTGGTGTTGATGTGCAACTTCTGTGTTTGGCACCGGCTTGATGCCACACTTTGCCCTAGGATTTCAAACACTCGATCCAACAGCATGGGTTCAGCACCGTAGATGTCATAGTATTCCACATCCTGGAACCAGTGCTCGAGATCCTGCCACAAGCCTTGATTATCACGATCATAGCTGGTGCGTATACGGCTCCAAGATCGCAGGTATTCGTTGTAGTCGGTATGATGCTTGTGGGCTTCGATCTCCCAGTAATCACGATACCATTTGCTGGATACTTCGGGCCAGCAACTGCGGCAGGCCAGATTGCAGGTATTACCGGGCTTGAGATCTACCAATTGTGGTCGCACACCTGTCACTGTCATATCCTGGAACTGTTCATTGGCCACTTGTCTTCGGCTCTGCCGGCCTGCGGCTTCTTCGTTCCAGCAGGCCGAGCAGTTGGGGTGCTGCTCGCCGCGAGACAAGGCCGTTTGTATCTCTTGACGTGTGGGCGATGTCCAGGCCTGCTCGATGGTGCCCGAATCGAGATAGATTTCGTTGCCGGTGTTGTCCTGTAGATAAGTCTGGCTGTGGCAACACAAGAGACAGCGTCCTGAATTGTGTAAGGCTAGACCAGCGTCGGCCCAGGCACAATAGAGATTTTGATCTTTTTCCATGTTATCCTTGTTGGCAATTAAATATGTATGCTATGAGCCAACTTCGAGCCATATTCACTCCCATACGATATCTAGTCAGTAAACTGCATCTTGACATGCCTTGGTCCCCGGATGCGGTAATACAAGAATTGGAAAATGAAGACTGGAAACCACACGGCGAAGTGGCTCCTGTGGGCCATAACCCCTGGCCTGGAACGCGGTACAAAGTGCTGTGTCCACGCTGGGAAAATCAACGTCTCATAGCTATCAGCCGTTTTTTTGCCAGCGACGAATACCGACGTCAGGCCATTGACTGGATGTATGACAACTACCCTGGCACAGATGTGGCCTGGGGCATGGATCGTGACACCATGTTCCGACGCAGCCAATCACACATCGAATTCACACGAGACATGCCCGGCTTTGTCAACGCCTTGCATACTGACTATCGCTTGCTGATAGCCACAGGCATGATCTATTTTAGCCAGTTTGATTCGCCGGATCTCAGCACTTACTTTTACAAGACCGAAACCCGTGAAGATCCTGTGAGAATGACCACCAATTGGGGCGATGGCTGGTGGCATCAAAACGGCAACTATACCTGGCACGAAGGGTGGAATCGCACTGACCAGGTGCGTTACAGTGGGCTGTTGGGTCTTACCATCTACACCGCAGACGTTCCTCCGCGAGTCTAAATCTCTCAGGGTTCTCATTGGCCTTTTAAATACGCCGAAGGCAACACTGAAAGGCAGCTTTACAATGACCGAACTTGAACAAATCAATCTCTTGCTGGAACAATTCCGCAGACCCTGTCCCAACACCGAAGAATATCAACAGCGACTGGCCGAAGAATTTGAAATCATAATCCAACAACGATTCACCGACTATTTTCTCAAGATCCGCCGAGTGTTGGATCTCAATTCTGATATCCCACACATGACTCGAGGATCAGCGGGATCAAGCCTGGTATGCTATCTCATGGCAATCACAGATGTAGACCCCATTGAATGGCGCATACCGCTGGCACGATTCTTGAACCCGTTCCGTGATGACTTGCCGGATGTGGACATTGATGTGCCACATCATCAGCAGGCATTGGCCATGCAGCGTATCTTTGATGCTTGGCCAGGGCGCACAGCTCGCATCAGCAATTATGTGATGTACAAGGAAAAGAGTGCGCGGCGCGAAGCAGCCAAGCGTCTGGGTGCCAAAGGACGACTACCGCGCGACATTGATTACAGCAAACTGGGCTTGGATGTGGCCGAAGCCACACGCATCGAAAAAAAGCTGATGGGCAAAAAACGCTGTATATCCAAGCACTGTGGTGGGGTGATCGTGTTTGATCGCAAACTACCACAGAGCCTGTTCAGAGAAGACAATCTCATACTCTTAGACAAAAACGAAGTTGAAGATCTCGAACATCTCAAAGTGGATATCTTGGCCAATCGCGGACTCAGCCAACTCATGGAAATTGATCCCACACGTGGCGTGCATGAATATCCACACACCGATGAAGTCACAGCCGATCTCCTGAGCCGCGGCGACGTGCTGGGTGTCACACAAGGTGAATCGCCGGCCATGCGGCGTCTGTTCCGGGCCATACAGCCCACGTCCGTGGAGGACTGTGTGTTTGCTACAGCATTGGTTAGACCCGTGGCTGTGGAGGGACGCAAGAAAGCTTCGTTCTTCCATGACTGGACCAAGCGTTCAGTACAGGAATCGGCCATCGTTTGCGAGGATGATGCCATTGAAAAAATCATGCGCTTGATCGGAGTTTCTGCCTACGAAGCCGACATGTATCGCCGAGCGTTTGCCAAACGCAACGAAGAAAAAGTCATGGAGTTCATGGCGCGTCTCGGTGATCATCCCCAACGAGAACAGATCCGGCAGGAAATGCAGAGCCTGTCAGGATTTGGCCTGTGCCGCGCACATGCTGTGAATCTCGGGCGTTTGATCTGGGCTTTGGCCTATCACAAAGCTCACAACCCCAGAGAATTCTGGCGTGCTGCACTCAAACACTGCCAAGGCAGCTATGCTCGCTGGGTGTACCGGAACGAAGCCAAACGTGCAGGCTGGGATCTCAGAGATCTGGGCTTTGACAACTGGATCACCGAAGATCCTGTGGAGGCTTTCAAAGAACACGGTGCCTGGAACACGCCGGGCTTCCTGCCCAACATGGGTGTGCAGAACCTGTTTTTGGATCGCTACCAATTTGCCGGCATCGTGGCCAACAGCCGTGTGTTCCGCCGTGATCGTGACCGTTACATCCATTTCATCACCTTGGGCGTGGGCGAAGGAGAATATGTGGATCTCATTGTAGATCGCCCCATCAAGTACGGTGCAGGATCCGTGATCGTTGGGCAAGGAGAACGTCGCAGTCGTGATGGCAGCCAATTCTTGGAATGTCAACGTCGTGATGTTGCTGCCATGGCCATCGACGACTATCTCAGCCTGCCTTGATCTGCCCCAGCAGTTGTTTGAGCTTGCTGCTCTGTACATCAGCAGTGATGCGGCCGGGTTCGTCGGGCACAGTGGCCTTGTCTTCGCCGTCGGTGATGCGGCTTTTGGCCTTGATGCTTTCGTAGATGCTGGGTGCGCGATTCTTGAACTCTTGATAGTTTTCGTCTTCGGCCAAGTCGGTGATGCGCATGGTATCGATGTTGTATTCGAGATCGATCTTCTGGCCCACGCCTGTGCTTGATCGCGATTTCATGCACTGGATCTGATATTTGCCACGTTCTTTCATGGCACGCGATGTAAAGATCCCAAACACATTGTCGGCAGTGTTGATCTTGGAAATACCGCCCGAGATGTGACTGTGATCAAACTCGATTTCCTCCACTGCCGATCGGTTCAACTGCGACGCTGTGACCATGAGTATGCCCAACTCTTTGGCCAAGTTCCTGAGTTCTTCGCTCACATACTTGTCTTTCACAAACAAATCGTTGGGCGATACTTTGGCACTCACAGGCATCAACAAGTCCAAGTAGTCCACCATCACAAAGTCCACTCGGTGTCCGGTCTGTATCTGATACTCTTTGAGAAACGCCCGGATGTCATTGATGTTTGACTGTGCAGGCAGGGCTTTGACACGATAGCTGCCGGCTTTTTTGCCCACTAGCTTGATCTTGAGTGCTGCAGTGTCTTTGTCTTTGCGGATCTCCTTGGTGCTCATGTTGGTGAGCATGGCCGCGGTTCTCAGCCCGGTGAGTTCTTCTGAAAGCTCCAGGGTGACATAAACTCCATGCAGTCCCTGCTGCACCCAGTTCAAGGCGATGTTCATCATCACAAGGCTCTTGCCTGATCCTGATCCGCCAGCAAAAATGTTGAGTTCGCCCCGGCTGAATCCGCCATACAAGAGACGATCCAGCTGTGGCCAGCCTGTGCTGACCTGACCGCCTGTGTCAAAGTAACGACTGAACATGCCTTCGGGGTCAAGCCAGAAGTCTGTGCCTAGATCTTTGGTGAGGCTGATCTGCACTGCATCCTTGATCAGTTTCTCAACAGGTTCAAACTCGCCCTTTTCCAACAAGTCAGCTGACTTGAGGATGGCTCGCTCCAATTCCTGGCGTCGGGTAAATCCTTCGAACTCGGTCATGAACCATTCAAAGTGCCCCTCATTGAGATCGGGCACGGCTTCCAGCCGCACGCCTGTGGCCGCTGCGATCTGGCTGCGATCCGGCAAGGTCTTGAAACGATCGCTGTGCTCTTTGATGAACTCGGCTGCGGGTCTCAGGCTGCGGTCAAAGTTTTCAGGATTGTAGATGTTCTGCACACGCACATAGCTTTGTGCATCTTCCAACATCATTTCAAGGAACAAGCGTTGTACATCTTTGGAATAGTCTTTAAGCATAAATATGTGCCTGACATTGATGACCAAAATCAATCAATTCTCGATTGATGCGTTTAGGATTGAAAAAATGCTGTTGATTCCAGGCACAGATTTCATCGATGTCTGCCGAGGCAGTGTTGCAGGCCTGTGCCAATTGGCAGGCTGCTGTTTGCACCTTGGCTATCCTTTTATCAAGGTCCGATTCGGAATCATAGGATTCATCACAAAACTCTCCAAAAGTTCGAAAGCCTTTTTCGTGTAGTCGTTGCAATGCATTTGTGTCTCCGAATATCACAAAAGGTCTATGATTGGCCAATACCTTAAACGTTTTTTCAGTTAGATAAGCACGTTTTGCACTTCTGGCTGTGGTCTCTAATACTACATGTACCCGGCATGATTCATAGAATTTTTTGTGGGGTAACAAAGGCAGTTGTATCCAATTTTGACCAAGAAAGCAATCCGGTACTGCTTTATAATTTTGGAATCGATCCATGTCTATTTTGTTAAGCCAGACCTCCATGCCAAGATCCTGCATCCGTAATGATGTGTCAAACCAAGTTTGATGCTGATCTGTCAGCACTTGTAGTTTATCCAGGCCTGACACAGCCTGCTGTAAAAACTCAATGCGATGCGGTCTATGATTACCAGTTAATATTCCTATATCATAAATGGCCGAATCTATTCCGTTCCGGGTAATTTCATGCCAATACAAAGGCACATTAAATGTCTGTGTTATGGACCAGTCCCAATAATCAAATCCCAACGTGATCTGTGTGTCTGTGACATCAAAACTGTGATATCCGGTGATATAGATGTCTCCGGGCTTTTTGGGTCCTCGGTGCCATGTGTCTATGTGCCCTTCAAAAACATTTCCCACGTTGCTCCACATTTTTGGCCAAGGAAAAAAATCAGGCAATTGGCTAGTATCTTTCACGCTCATAAGATCGTTGGCATCAAAGAAGATAGGATCAATGATTTGATTAACAAACTCTAATTCTTCAAATCTGCCTTGTTCGCTTAATACAGCAGCCAAGCCTTGATAAATGTGAGCTTGTGTATCAAACACCCATCCTGGATATTTTTCTGACAGCCAATTCAGACTGGTGTGTTGAATCGTCATTAGGAAAATTTCCTGAGAAAGTTTTTTTTCTTGATTTCTATCTTGATACGACTGGTTTCCCTGGCCTGCATGATAGTTATCAGGGTGCCCAGCCGGCCAAACAGCTTTACAGCATCGTTGACGTCTTTGACATCCGCAGGCCATGCCGGCATTGACACTGCCCAGCCCAGTTCTAGGGCACGATCAACCAATCGCAGGCCTGCAGCATCTTGATCAGGCACCACCGTGACTTCACGTCCCAGGCTGCGGATCAACCTGGCCTGTGTGTCATTGATTTCAGCATGCAACACTGCCAGCCCTGAGATGCTGAGTGCGTCAAATACACCTTCTACCACTATCACGTGCTGCCAATCAGGCTGCTGTAGATCCGTACCAAACACATAGCCAGGCTGGATGTCATGTATGTACTTGGGGGTCCGATCATCTAAGAAACGTTTGGTATGGCCCACTATGCGGCCGTCGTAGGTGAATGGGATGACCACAGCTCGACGTGGCTGGCCGGGGCCAATGTGCCGGCCGTTGCCTTCGGTCATGAAAGGATAGTCCATGGGAGCGCAACGATTTTTTAGATAGTTCCAGTGTTCGCTGTCTTGTTCTAAAAAGTCCACATGGGGCGGGAGATCTCGTTCTTCGAACTGGATGCCTTGTAGCACCGTGGCCGTGCGCTGTCGTTCATCAAGGATTCCTTGCATGCTACGGTGACGCAGGCTTTCGAGATTGATGCGCTCAATTTCTTCAGCAGGCACGTTCAACCATTCAAGCAATCTACGGGCCTTGAATGACAGGTGGCGTCCCAGGATAAAACTGGCTGTGAATCCGCAATTGAAACAGTGGAAACTCCAGCCCTGTTCGGTGCTTTTGATGCCGCCACGCTGTCTACGATCTGCACTGGTGCCTTGATGCACACAACAAGGAGCGTTGAACGAAATCCAGCCTGACGCTGTGCGCTTGTGTCGTGCGGGCAGATAGGCTTGGATGTCTAGCATTGGGCTAGTTTAACACGATGACCCGGGCAAGGTCAATCAACGATACATGAGATTGGTAACAGTGCCGTTGTTTATGACCACATTGGCCATCAAAGGATTGCCAAAGGTTATGGGCAGATAGCCCGAACCACCATCGACCACAGTGATGGGTCCGATCTGTCCGTCTGCGCCCACACTGCCCACAGCCCTAGCACCGGCACCGTTGCCCACGATGATCACATTGGGCGCTGCCACATAGTTTTGACCCGCATTGGTCACTGTGATGCCGGTGACTACTCCATCGACCACTGTGGCCGTGGCCGTGGCTCCATAGCCCTGGCTGGTGTTGAAAGCCACACGGATCAAGGGATGGAAGCCCACCACGTTGAGATAAATGGTTTCAGTGACATCGTAGTACTGTGTGCTGTCAGTGACATCATAGAAAGGTGCTTGATAATCCTCGGCGGCCTGTGCCTTGATGGTTCCAGTGTAGTGTGTGAGATCCATCTTGATAGTGGTGAGACTGGCACCATTGGTGGGTATCTCACTGGAATAGTATTCGGTGGGGTGTGTGTAGTTGACGGGCTGTGGCGTCAGCGCCCAGTCGGGCCAACCCGATGGTGGATTCTGCGGCCATGAATTGGGACCATAGATAGTGGGAATGGTGAGATCGTTGCTGAGCTCAAAGTCAGGCAGGATGCTGTCTACGATGTTGCAGTCGGCTCTGGCTCCCGAATTGTCGTCTACAAAAGCGGCCTGTACATAGTTACCGGCCTGACGCTGGATGGAGTAGCTGGCAGGTTGTGCCAGGATGTTGATGGTGTCAGTGGTATTCAAGACCACTTTTACACGCCCAGTGCTGGCACTGAGGATCTCCATGTCTTTTTCCAAGAGCAAAGCGTTACCGGACTGACTGATCAGTCGGAACACAAAGTCACTGCCGGTGATGTTCACCGGCTTTTGGTCTTGATTGATGAATTCAAACAGGAGCACGTTGTCCACGCCCTTGTTGATGGTCAGAGTTTTTGCGTACACAGGGTCATACCTCGCAGTAAAATAGCCACCACTGGTGTCGATCAAAAGTACCCGAGTTATCTGTTGGTATATATAGGCGGCGGTTGAATACATAATTTATTTAGTTTTTGCTTTTTCGATCTTCCCATGCTCGTTTGAGTGCCAATCGATGTGAGTCTGATAACTTCCTACCTGTCATTTTTTTACTTATTTTGCTCTTATGGGATTGTGTTTTGAGTTGACTTGCTGCTATTTTTAATTTTTGACGAGTTTCTTCACTCATTGGGGGTTGTACATATCCAACCCGTGGGTTAGCTAACAAAGTTTGTCTTATTTTTTCTTTTTGCTCAGCTGTCATTTTTCTTCCCGATGCTTGTTGTCTACGCTCAATGGTCCATTTGACTCCTGCTGCACCATCGCCCCCGTCGGTAAGATTTCTCAAAATACCGGTGCCTTGATCTTTTCTGCCATACCATCGAATCATTCTTCGTTCTAAAGCCAGCGCACCAACATTTGAGAGATTGTTTTCGAGAATTACTACCAGCCGGCGATCCGAAGGCGGCTTAATTTCTTCTTTGCGCTTGCGCCACGCTCGGATACCTTTGCCTTTGCCGATATAGTATGGAGATCCGTCTTGACGCAGGTAAGCATAGACATAATAAGTATTCATGCTGTGATTCCTTTCAATCATAGAGCGAGTGGATGTTGGTAGCATCGCGACTCGCACTTTATTTACCCAAAAAGAACCAAAACTAAATATTGGGCATGGGAAACGACATCTTCGCAAAACTGGCCGAAAAATACCCGTTCATCACCTTGTGCGTGTATGCCAACATCGAGTACGTGGGAATAGTGCAGAATCGCGATGATACAGTTACCACCATCTATGATTTTGGTGCGGTAGTGGCCCAAGAGGACAAGCTGGCATTTGTAGAGCTGGCCAATGTGTGGTGGTGGGAGAGCAATCGCAGCGTACCCATCAACATATTCCTACGTGGACAATGGAACAGATTCCGCCATACCCTGCGAACATTCAGCAATCGAGACCTGGAAATCCTGCATGGGCCTTGCTGCAGCCTGGCCGATATTGGCCGCAGAAAAACCAAAAGAAAGTCTATCGTGCTGGTACGTCGGGTTGACTGATGAGATTCATGTGCAGGGCCACCAGGGCTGAGTAGCTGATGGCATGGCTCTTCTTGAACACATAGCCACGGCTGGCATCGCCATCCCACACGGACTCAAACACCTTATCCCAGGGAAGTCCTTGCAGATGTGCCTTTCCGGGGCGGATCACAGATATAAACGCAGCCATCCTGGCTATGCTGTCGGGGCGCATGCATGCCAGGAGGTCAGTGTAGTTGCCCACGTGTACCAACTGTTGCGCCCAGACCGGATCGGTCCATAACCTGCTCCACGGCGGTGTTTGTGTCAGCATGGCTTGATAGTGCTCGGGGCTTTGGATCAGCTGATACACAGTCATATTGAGGAAATCCAGCTTGAAATAACCGCGCTGTTCGGCAGTTTCATGATCGATGGCCGCACAGCCTGTGACCGGATCCCGGGGAATGTCCGTGACATAGATGCCGGAATTGTGTCGGCGGCCGTTGTTCTGCCGGGCTGGTATATGGGCAATCAACTTGAGTGCATGTTCGCGATCTGCGAAATCAATGTCAATATCTGCGCTCATCACCATCCTGCCCGGAGCAACACGTCTCTCACATACTCTTGATCTGCGGGATAATCACGGAACTTTTTTTGCCAAGGATCAGCATCAATATAAGGCCAGATCATGGCCACTTGCTCAGCAGTGAGGCCTTCGAGGAACCGTTGACCTGAATCGCAGTTGTACACGATCCAGGCCGTGACACGTCCTGTGACGATGTCATGGCAGGTTCCATTCGCACTGCCGTAGCGAAGGCAATCTTCGGCTGGATGCCCGGTTCTTTCGCTCCAGCCAATGGCATATTCCATGGCACGGGCAAGAGCATCGTCCACGTGTTCTAGTTTTACATAATCAATGAGATACTCGGTGTAAAGCTGATCTGAGCACCAGTGGTCGATCTTCTTGGAATTTTTCAGCAGCCAGTCCATGAAACGTCCTGGATTGATGGTGCGAGTATTCACACAATAGCGACCAAACTTCACAAAGGCACGATAATAGGCTGACTCTGCAAAGTCCTCAAAGGTTTTGAGCCGGCTTGACCCTTGTTGAGTTTCGTAGAATCGCAGATAGGCCTGTAGTCCTAGCTGCACTCCGCGTTCGTCGCGCTCTTGGAATCGGCGTTTCTGCTCACACACATGCACAGCAAGACTGGTCTCACGTGCGAATGACTTGTGACAAAAATCGCACTCAAACTTTTTTGTCGTCGTTTCCATGTGAGCATATCAGTGCTTTGAGATCAGCAGTTGATGTCATTGAGGCCAGCAAATCAAGTTCGTCGTCTTTGAGGTGCGGGTAGTATTCGGCCAACTGCCGACGTATGCTGCCAACACCGGCTTCCTTTTTCTTGAGTGCGATCCAGGGATGACGATGTGTGCCCATACCCGGACTCACTGATGTGGCCATGAGCCACTGCAGCTTCGGATGCCGGCCCACAGAAAAGAAATGGCGATTCAACCGTTCGTTGGTGGCAATCACATAAAACTCCTGCAGCTCTCGGCTGCCTTCCACAGCTGATCCCCAACGGATCATGAGATAGTTGGAAAACTTCTTGCGCTCTTCGTCGGTGAGTTCATCGTAGAATCCACGATTCTTGCGATCAAACTGGCGCATTTCGTTGATGATGTTTAGCTTGTCACTCATGTTTTAACCTGTATAAAATTATAGCACGATCCAGAGCTTGCTGCAACTCTGGATCTTTCCGAGCCGCCCGGCAGATGGCACTCCACAATCGGGCGTCGTTCAACTCTTGATCCAGCTCTTGTCGCTGTATCGTGCGCCCAATTTCAAATCGTTGGCTCGGAGATGCGCCCGACTCTCTGGCGTAGGTCACCCCATCTACATGTTCATAGATGTAAGTGACCCCGGGTTTGAGTGTGCCCATTCACCAAGCCCGATTGTAGTCGATGATTTCACAGTTGCGGCTAACATCCTTGACAAAATACACGCATTCGGGGTTGGGGCCTTCTGTGACAGGCACGGCCAACATCTGACCGTTCTTGAGCTTGGGTGCATACCAGCTCACGTCGTGATACACATCAAGGATTTCGATCTCAGGAAAACTGGGCCGGAAACTGCTGAGTGGATTGAACTGGAACACACAGAAGCCGCGATCATTGATGGATGTCAGGGGCAGAACTTCCAGGTCACCGAGATCGGGCTCGCCAATCAGTACCTGCCAGTCCATGGGCATGCGTATGGTGCTGTTGCCAATGCGCAGCACCAGGGCCGGAGCATTGAAGTTTTCCAGGAAGATCAGGGGTATGAAATAGTAGTCAGGATCTTGTGGATTGGAATTGTCCAGGATCGCGAATCGCATGTCATCGATTTCTTCGGGCAAGTGATCCAGCTCGTAGTGTGTGTTGTCTAAGGTGAGTATTCTCATCTGTGTAGTTTACAGGTTTTGCAGTTGTTGAGTCAAGATATAATGGGCCTGTTTAGCAAAACTCTGTTGACGATCGGCTTTGTGTACATGATATCTCGGGCTGGTTATGCCCCAGCAATCGCGATTTTCGGTGGCCAGGTTTGCAGCGATCTCGTGCGTACGGAACTGTGTCAACAATTGCTGTTGAACCGGTGTCACTTGTTCGAGAAAGTCGCCAAACATCATGTAGGAAAAGGCAAATGGGATCTGATGGGTTCGCAGCAGCGACAACAAATTGCCGATCTGCATGGCTGCCTTGTTGACTTCCATCCATAGATCACGTGTGACTCGATAGTAGTCACGAGCCAGGCGTTCTTCCTGGGTCAACACATTGTCATGAGTGCTGGTGATCCAGGGATTTTCCGGACCATGCCGTCCTTGGGCTGCGAACTCCAACCTCAGGCAATCTGTGAATCCCAGGATCACAGCATCGGGCCTGGTGTGCTCGAGGTATTCCATCACAGTGAGTGCGATCAAACAATTGCTGTAGCCAGCCCGGCTGATATTGGTCACTTGCCAATGGCTCATGAGCTCGCTCCAGTGCTGTCCTGGATAGTCAGGGTCGCGACACATGAAGCTGTCGCCCATGACCAGAACATGTGGTCGTTTCATGTGTGCCACTCCAGCCGCTCTAGTGTGAACGGATAGTTGGCCTCCCGATAGTAGCTCTTGCGCTTGGTAAGATGACGTTTGGCGAATTTGCATGTGCTGGTCACGTCCCAGAT